AACAATGAATTTTGCATCTAACTTCAGATATCCATTGTCATCAGCTAAAACACCTTGGTAAATTGCGTCTTCCCAATCTATAGCAGAGTTGTCATAATTGCCAACAGGAACATAAGTAAGTGTTGGTGATGAAATATTATCATAATGAACTTTGAAGAAGAAGTCGTAGCTAGTACTATATCCACTCCAAGTAATGTCATTAGAACTGTATTGTGCTCTACCTGAAGTATATGGATTATTTAAATTAGATTTCTTCCATGAGAATAATGGAACAGAACTAGAAACTTCTTTGAGAACTAAAGCTAATGAAGTTGTTCCTGATCCTGGAATATCTAAATCACTTATCAAATCAAAAGTTGTAAATCCGCCTAAATTAATATCAGTATAAGTTTTTGATGAAGAGCTAGCTAACAATGTGTCTGGATAATTATTATTATCCAAAGAGTAAACATAAGCAGTAACAGTGCTATTAGATAAGCTATCGTTGTAAGAAGCAGAAGATAATCTATCTTGATCTCTAACAGTCACATAAGCTGAAACTTTTGTTATTGTACTTGCTGTTGATGAAGTTGAAAAAGTTTGAGCTAAATACCCTAAACTATTACTATCTGAAGCAACAATTTTTAGATCATTGGATGGTTGAGATTTAAATAAAACTGGAGATAATGAAGATACAGTTTGTTCAGCTGCTCTATACCAATTGTCTCCATCATCAATTGTATACCAAATACCGTTATCTGTTGCAGCTACTAGAACATTACTTACTGTTGAATTGTAAGTTGAAGAAAATACTTTTAAGTCATAAACTGCTACTGAAATATTTGACAAAAGTTGTGTAGGTTCAAATGTATATCCGCCATCAAAAGACCTATATACTCCATTATCTGTACCTATATATATTTTGGATTTGCCAGGTACTGCAGTAGTAGTTTCTTCTTTATCAATAGCAAAACAAAAACAATGTCTTGATCTTAAATATCTTGCATCAATAACAAAATCATTTGCATTCGAAAAATCTGGATAACAATATTTCCAGTTTTTTATTCTTAGGACACCATCATCTGTAAGAATAAAAAGCATATTAGAATATTCCGAAACTGATGGAATTGCTGGAATATTGTAAGCTTGAAATGATTTATAAAATTTAGAAACTCCATCAGGATTGCTTGCAAAGAACATTTTTCTTGCAACTAAAAGAGGACTAAATGTTGAAGTTTTATCACCTTTGGATATGATGTAATATCCATCATCACCAGCTGCATGTAAACAATCAAAAGAAGTTACACTAACTTGATTTTTAACATGATTGCCAATAAAAATTCCATTGATATTCTTGGAAGTTAATTTTAAGAAATCAGAAATAAATGAAGTTCTGTCAGTGTTATAAACATTCACTGTCAAACCGTTAGACTTACCAAAAGCTTCAAATAATTCTCCATCCCAATAACCTGTCAAATATGCATTTTGTTTTTGTTCAGAAGATTTATCTTTAATCCATGAAGTGCTATATTTCCAAATACCATTAGATGCTCCAGCAATCAAATTGTAATTGTAATCATATACAATGTAGCTTATATCATAAGCATCATCAAGAGTTGTTTCAAGTTCCCAATAGTTATCTGAGAACTTCCAAATTCCTTGATTAGTTGCTAGTCTTGTATTTGTTCCATCTTTTGATGGATCAAAAATATTTCTGATTATTGTAGGATTGGAATCAATATCATTGGAGTTTGGAACTAATTCAGTTCTATTTTTATATGTTGAATTTAAAAGATCAACAGAGTTACTTGTTAGAAAATCAATAACAAGATTATTGTTTTTCAATCCTCTAGTGTCAGTCTGAGATACTACTGGAGCACTGAAATCATACAATGTCGCTATTTGTTTTTTGAGAGCTCTGGATAATGTATTTACATTTGTATTGTTAGCAGAAGATAAATTATATTTTTCTTGAGATAAAAGAATTTGTAAATCATCTTCTAACCCTGAAACAATATCATCCTTGATTGAATATACAGTTGTTCCAGCATTGAAAGAAATATTACTTAAAGTTCTAGAATTTACAAGACTGACTTGTATTGGATATGTTGTATTATCAATACTTTTGATATAAACAATTTCACTATTATTGTCAGTTTTCAACATCAATAGTTTGAGAGAACTATCTATTGTTTGATTTAAGTAAATTATAGTATCAATTGGAGATGATGTAAAAGCTAATAATGCTATCGGATCTTTGCCTTTTGCGAGTGGAACAAATTCAGATGTATGTGGTTTTGTTCCACCATCAACAATTGTTTTAAAATCTCTTGAGACAGTTACGGAAACATTATTTATCTGATCTTTAGAAACAGATTTAGTAAAATATATTTCTCCATTTTTTGCATCTGTTACAAAAGGAATGTCACTAGGGCTATCTCCTATATACATCATTACTCTTGTGTTACTTCCAGATGCATCATTTTGTACTGGATACCAAGGTTCAGTAGTAAACTTATCAAAGTTTTTTTCGTAATAAAATTGCTGACCTGGAATATAAGAAGTTCCAATAGCAACCATTTGATATGGATAAATAAGAGAATAATTTGATATAGATTGATAATCTTTATTGAAAACAGTGAAATCTATATCATCCTCTGTGAAAATATTATTAGTTCTTATCCATCTATAATTTCCAGATGTTGATTGTGAATTAGGCTGCCAAAGCAATTCAGTGCTAACAAACATACCATTTTCTGTACCAGCGTATAATTTTCCATAGTTAGAATTGTCATCGTAATAATAAAGCGAATTAATTCCACCTAATAAAGATTGTTCCCAGTAAAGTTCTTCATATGATATTGATGAGTTGTTATTATTTAAATCTAAAACTCTTGCAACACCATTAGAGTGTCCAACAAGATATTCATTGTAAAATTTCGAATTGTCTTTTTGTATTACACAAGATATAACTGATCTAGATGTGGCTCCTGAAGGTGTATTTGTTGAATAAACTTTGAGCTTGTAAATATCCCACTCAACATCATTAGTTCCTAAAGTAAATGCATCTATTTTTTTCAAAAACCAAATGCTTGAACCGTAAAGAGTTCCTGAACTAATGCTTATTTTTTTATAACTAATATATTCAGAAGAAGCATCAAAATCTGTTGCTCTAGTCCAGCTTCCACTAGCTACTACATAAATACCATTTTGTGTTTTATTGTTTTGATTTTTAACAAGTATTCTGTTGCCCACAGAAGGAGTATATCCATCAACTACAATTATTCCTGATAGAGCTATATTAGTAGTTGTAGCTGCATTGCAAGCAGTAAAAGAAGCGTCAGTGTCTTCAAAAGCAACTGTCCAATATTCTCCAGAAGTACTTGTAGATAATCTTGTTGCATGTGTAAGATATAAATCATAATCATTCCACCAAAGAATATTATTTTTATATCCTCCGGAATTAATTATATAGACACCCTTAACTTCGTCTGTAGTTACCTGAGTAAGTTGACTAATATTTCCAACATATAAACCTTTTGAAGTTGTTCCAGTAGATGCTGCATAAATATTTTTCTTGTAAATAACTTCATTGTAATCACTACTAATTACATTGATTGTTTTAGTAGTAACTTCTTGAACAGATTTTACATTATCAAAATAAGTTGCAGCAGTTCCAGCAGATGTAAATACGTTGCTTATCTTTCTCCAGTACCAATCTTGAACAGCTGCATTTTCTGCAATTTGTGCAAAATATACTCCACTGTCAGTTGCAGCACAATAATCTTTTTGCCAAGAGAATGTTATAGTATTGCCACTGCCAGATTGTATTTTGTTAGAAGAAACAAAGAATTTATTAACAAAAATATTTTGATAAATAGAATTTTTTGGAACTTTTAATTCTGAAATTTTCTCATCTTTAAAAATATTTATTTTACCAAGACTGTTTGTGATATAAGTTTCTTTAAAATAGTTTTCATTTTCAGGAACTAAGATATTATCTTGGATATCTAAAGTTGATCCGTAATCTGCAAAATTTACAAATTCTTGAGTTGATAAATTGGAGTTTATATTTAAGAGACTGATGCCTCTTTTGCCGCCAACATAAAATAAATCTTCGCTTGTATTTTTAGATTTGTAAAAACTAGTTATACTATCATTATATTGAATGACAGAAGATGTATTGTATGGATAAAGAATAGTTCTTCCTATTCCAGCTACTAAATTTTTAGTTGGTATAAAACTACATGGCTCTTTGTATCTATAAGAATTGCTATGAGTTATATTTAATATATTTGATGAAATTTTACCTGATTTGATTTTTGATGCAGATACGCTTTCAATATTAGAATTCTTCAAGCTACCAGTAATTTCAATTTGATTTTTATCAATCTTTAAAACTAAATCTTCAAATGTAAAGCTATTATAATTTGGAAGAGATTTATTAAGATAAATTGTTCCCGAAGTGTTATTGATTGAATAATGAACAGTATCAATAAGTTCATCATTAATATAAAGACCTTTAATTGAATACTCATATTGTCCCCATGAGAAAGGAACATAATAGTCAAAAATACTTCCATCTGGATTAGTATCTTGTGCAATAGTTCCATCAGAAAGAGTGTAATATGTTTCTAATGATAATGCAGACACTAATTTTTGATAAGAACTGTTGATAGCTATGAGATTTTTTCTATCTGCTATGGGTAGAACAACATCAAGTTTAGAAGTAGACTTTATAGTATTTTTGAGGTAAAGAGTGTAAGGACTCACATTTGTTATTGAATATTCAGTATCAACAAGAGTATTTCCGTCAACTTTAACAATTGGATCTCCGTAATTTACCAAAGTTTCAGAAAAATTTGTTCCATCTTGATTTTTCAATAAGAATATGGATGAATTTTCAAAAGATCCAAAATTGTCTGAACTCTGCGCTAAAAGATGAACATAATTTTGCAAATTAATTTTAGATGGATTTTTGTCTCCAATATGTTTATGTTTTAAATAAGA